GGATTGGATTATGATAATGCAGTTGCTGATTATTTCTTTTCATCTCTGAATCTTCATCGACAGGGTGAAGATGATTTCATTAAATCATGGGAAGATGATGTTTGTAACATGATCCTTAGAAGTGAATGGACAGAAGGCATGTCTGTAATTCTGAAAGATGAGGATGCAGAAAGAAGGAAAGAATTGTTACGAATTCGGGAGGCTAATCGAGGTAAAGGGTTTGTAATACCGAGAACAGAAGAGGAAGAAAGGGAATTACGTCAAAGAGATAAAGAGGAATCTATAATTCAAGGGAAGAAACCCGTAGGAGATGTAAATAGATGGGCTGAATTATTACATGATTTAGAGCAGCCTTGGTATGGGAGAATGAAAGAATTACCACCAATGGATATATTCTCAGAGGAAATTGAAGTAGGACCTCCGGGGCCTGATGGCCATTATGTTGATGATCACCCTCAGGATAATAAGCATCATCCGAATAAGAGAATGAACGCTAGAACTGGTTTACCTTATTGGGTAGAAAAACTGAGAAGTTTTTACTTACCTTCTGAACCGGGTGGAAAAAGCAAGTCTCAATTATGGGAAGAAAAAGAAAGATTGCAGGACAAATATTGGCTTAAAACAAATAATAGTGTTGTAACAGGTACTGCATTCAAACCTTCAAAAAAGCAAATTAAAGAGGTTAAGGACCAATTTAACCAAGTACTAAGTGAAGTAGATGAAAACGGTGAGGCCACACAGGATGCTCTTAATTTGGGATATCAAGTTGATGCACTCATTGATGAAAAGACAAATCGCGCTCAAGCCCTTGAACAACTCATACATCAACATGTAACTGAACAAAATATTTCTGCCTCAGATGCAAGACAACCTTATTTTGGATTGCATCATGGTGCATCTTCTCATTCGCTTTATCTTAGAGATTTTGAGAGATGGTGTGATGATAATAGAGATTTAGTTAACGAAATTGAGGCTCAGTACCCTAACCCCACAAGAGGGGAACATGCAGTGAAGGTTGCACATTTCAATTCTCGCGCTAAAGATTGGATTAGTGATGAACCTCATCACGAACCTTATACGAATGAGAGTGAAGATGAGGTATGGGATGATATTTATGCTGATCCTGAAACTTGGGGCCAAGAAAAACCTGAAAAACCCACCATACAAATGAGAAAACGTCTGAATTATAATGGATACAGACATGGGTTAGAATTCCTCTCTCCTATCGAAAGAGCGAGAGTTGCAGACTTCTTGCATGAAAAAGGAAGTATAGATGGGAGTAAACAGAAAATTGACCTTGGTGATGGTAGTTTTACAACTCTTGGGAGAATAAAGCGGGATTTTGCACAAAGAACTGGACATGAAATCCATCATGCCATAAGAGGTCAAGAGTTTCATGGACCAAATATTTCAAACACTGTGGAAGGTCCACACTTACATCCTAAGGCGGAAAAAATAGCAAGCGATAGTGCTCATTTAGCAGCATTGAAAGATATGGATCATTCATCCGGTGGGAGTATGTATGATTTTATTCTTGGCGAGTTAAACAACAATCTTCCTTTTGAGGAAATAAATCAAGATGCTATGGATAATTATGTGGCTTCGTTAGATGATTATTTTATGGATGGAGAAGAGCCTCCTCCTCCACCTGAAGAGATGTTAAAATTAAATCATCTTCCTAATATCAGAAGAAGTTACAAAGCGAAGATTAAGGCTCGAATGAAGGAAGAAGGGATAAGTGAATCTGAAGCATTAGTAGAAGAACTAAGACACTCTCAACCAAAAGAAGGTGAGCATTCGTTAAGTCGTAAAAAATTACTTGAACTTGTTGGGCTTAATGAAGAACTTAACCCAAAAGAAGAACAGAGTGCTATATTTCAACCCTCAGAACCTATAATTACAGCAGAAGAAATGCGAGAAATTGATGAGTTGGCTAAGGAGAAAGGTGATCTTTCTCAACGCCATAAAGAAATTAGAGGAGCACATCGAGTTCATAGTACTGGATATAATGGTCCACGCAAAGAAGATTTACCTGAAGACCAACATCATTTATGGCCTGAAGATAAAGAAACAGGTCAACTTCTAGGTATGGGATCTCCTTTCGCAGAAGAATTTCAAATAAATGGAGGCTTTGGACGCTCTATTAGTCAATTTACACACATGCTTCATTCCCAATTACCTAAGACAGAAGGAGAATCCATTATGGGTTCTGAATTAGATAGTGATGTAAATTTCGCTATCAATTCTGAAAATGAAGGACTTTATGGGTTGTTTTCTACATTAATCCATGATCGCATAAACCCAAGAGACGTAACTCCGGGTGAAGTTATTTTTCCCTTTGATGTATCCACTCCAAAAGGATTTAGAGAAGGTAAGGCTACCAAGGCTCCACGAACTCCTAAAGTTAATTATACAGATTACGATGTTTCTTTTGCTGCACCCTCTGTAATGGATGTAGTAGGAAAAGGAAAAGCAGAAAGAAGTGAAATGTTTGAAGGCCATTCAATGTCTAAAAATAATCTTACAAGCAAAGCCACAGGTCTTGGGATAAATCCCATGATAACATCTGCTTCGTTAGATATTCTTCCTCAATCAACTCAGAAGTCAAGAGTTTCTAGGCGACATGCAGCGGTTTTTGGAAGAATGAGGCCACCACATGATGCTCAAGAGGCTAAGAGATTGACTATGAATCAATTAAACAATAAAAAACATGAACAATCTCTCTCTTTTGTTGTAAACAAACCTCGTGATTTTAAGGGCTTTTTGGGTAGGGCAAAGAAAGCCAAAGATACTATTGAAGGTATAGTTAATTATCAGTATGGGGAGAGTGATTATGATCATCTTCATGATTATCTTGCTAGTTTAATGGAAAAGAAGGATGCCTTGGAAGAGCGTTTAGAAAAGCAGAAGGAAGAGGGTCAAGTCGATAAAGAAATTATTGAAGAAGGGAAGAGAATAGAAGAGGAAATGGATAGTCTAACTACCATTCTCCTAGAGGCGGAAAAACAGGAATATACGGATGAACCACTTCATGGGAATTTGGAAAGAATTCATGAAAATATAGATACTAAAGATGAGGCTGATAACAATGCACACATAGAGATGGCTCGTCGTTTGATAAAAATGATACCACCTGAACAACTTCCGAATCCTCAAGAAAACCCTGCTGCTTTTTGGGCTTTGACTTCGAGAGCGTTAAGAGATGCTGGGAGAATGCTTCGTATACTTCCACCTCAAGAAGGAATTACCACTCACTCTTATCGACATGAGCAAACTCAGGCTTTAACCAGCAGTCAATCACATGCTGATGGGGTATTTGACCCTCACCAATTGTTAGGTAATACTGTGAAACAACTAGGTCAAGAAGTATCACCATCTTCAAACGCGAAAGATGTTTTAACCTCTCTCGGTTTACCCGACGATGAACACCACAGAGATATGATAGAGAGATTGCTTGAGAGCATTGATGGCCCAGTACGAGTCATGAAAAATGCTGATATTCTTAATTCCTCAGCAGCAACTGGTGTTGAGTTCCATCCACCGGATATGCGTGTTCGTGATGAAAACGGAAATCCCATTCGTCCTGACTATTCTCTTCACGGTGGACAATATGTAGATGACCATCATGGTGCTTTGAAAGAGTTTACAGATGGTCAAAAGGGTAGAAGGATAGATAGAAAGAAGGAATTACAAAGTCGATACGAGTTCCCTCTTCTCTATATTACTCAAAAACTAATGAGAGAAAAATCAGGGGCAGTAGAAAGAAATAATCTTTCACATGTACCTCTTTCACCAATTGAAATGCAATTACAAAATATGACTGTGTATGGTAATGCAGCAAGAGGAACAGCAAGAAGTCCTAATATTAAGGGTACTAAAAACAGAATTAAAAGTTCGATGCATGATCTTATTGTAAGTCATGGGGATTTAGAAGAAGGGCAAGTTTCTCAAGGACATTCTTCACTTTCTGCTGGATGGGGTTCTGTCCCAGTTGGACCTGCTACATCTTCAAGACATCACACTGTTCAAGATTTATGGGGGCCTTGTTCTTCCATGGATTATGGATATGCAGGACAGTCGCCATTTGGTTGGGAGCATGAAAATGGTAAACCAGTGCTTGGGACTTTTACACAACCTGAAACTTACCATAGTGTTCCTAATGAAACAATGAGGGATATTTGGGGAGAGGAAATGGGTAATGCGTTTATTTCTTCTGAGTGGCAACCTATGTCTACAACCAATAATCAAAATCGCTCTAATGTAATGGGAGAAACTCCCCATATGGATCCTATGTTGAAAGGAGAAGATATTGTTGCCATGATGAACCCTGATTTATTATTCAAAGAAGATGATGCTCGCCCACCCCCCTTATTGCCTATGCATCGCCTCTTTTCATTGAAAGATTTAGAAGCATTCCGTGGTTTTACTGGAGATTGGGTTGTTTCGGCATATCCTGAGGGTAAGAGACTCATTATCACAAGAGAGGGGGATAGTATTTCAGCCTACGATTCTAACGCTGAGGATGTACGTGTAAGCGGCGCTTCGCAACAACATCTCAAGAAACTCACGGAAAAGGATTTCATTGTGGATGCAATAAAGCGAGGTAAAAGTCTCTATATCTTCGATATTCTATCTTACGATGGTACTAATATTAGTGATTTATCAGTCCCTGAAAGACTCAAAGTTTTACGTGGGCAATTCGATAGTTACGAAACTGCTCATATCCCAGCACCTGATGATACCGTGGTTACTGATGAAGGTGGTCTTGAAGGTGCGGTTGAGCGGTTGAAGGAAGAGCACCCTCGACTTTTACTGAGAGATGGTAAGTCAACTTACATGAAAGGTGAGCGTCGTCATCCAAAATGGTTCATGCTCCGCAAGAATAAGGACATAGCACTCATTATACTCGATGTTCGTGGAAAAGGTCCTTTCACTTATCGTCTCGGTGCAGGTCCTGTTGATGAAGATGATCTTGGTAATCGAGGTGTTGAGTACGAAGGGGCTACTTATCTCGACGTTGGAAGCGTAAAAAGTCCTAAACCCTTCGAGGAAGGAGACATTGTTCGAGTATCTGTTTCAGGAGTTAAGGCGAAGAAGAGGGGTGATAAGGTGATTTTCGATGTAACCCCTAATACTATACGCGCGGGTAGTAGTATAGAGAGTCCAGCAAGTCTTGAATCCCTTGGTCTACTTGCGAAGTCTCACCCAATCATTCCTGTAAAATATGATTTGAGTATAGTTGAAAATGTACTCACTGTATCATTCGATGGTATTGATGATGTCCTCTACAAGATGGAGAAAACGAGGAATGGTTTTTGGGCACATTCTCCTGAGGGTGCTCTTTCTCCTTTGATGAATACGGATTATCCTATCTTATTGGCTGAAAGTATACGCCCGCTTTGGCATGATACTGCATCTATCTTTATCGCTAAGAAGTTAGAACGTGTTAGAGTAATGAGCAATCCTGAAGATCGTGAAGAAGCAGAGGAAGAGTCGGCTGGGATAATTGAAGAAGATGATGAGGATACCATTCTCAAACCTGAGAGGCAGAAGAAAATGTTAGACATGTTATCACGTATTACTGATTTAACTGAGCGGATAAAGAAGGAAAAGATGACTGGTGGACCCGGCGCTCGCGGTCTTGGTATTGACGTTGGGGCGCAAATAGAGTCACCAAGAGGTCCTACTGAACTAAGAAGTGAGCAAAATTTACCCGATTGGGATATGTTAGACCGGCCTACAGAGGACCCTGAGGCTGAATATCCTAAGGCTCGCGAAAAGAGGAGAATGTTAGAGCAGGATAACGATTATGAAATTGAAATGCGGGAGGACTAGACCGTTTTATTCATATAGATGAACAGGGCCTTAGGAGGATTAGTGTGCTACGACAACCACAACATTCGGGTATTGAACTGCTCAAGGCGGGGTCTGACCTCGTCGTTGCAGGATATGCCTCTGTGGAACTTGTAGACAAACAAGGAGATTTGATAACGCGTTCGGCTTTGAAAGATGCTTTCAAGAAGTTCATGACCGATCCAAAATTCAGAAACGTACAATTAGCACATTCAAATATTCAAGTAGGAGAAGTAATTCCAAATTATACGGACAACAACGGGAGAATGTGGAAAAGCGAAGTAGATGACGCGGGAATGTTCGTAGTAGTACAATTAAGAAATGATATAGAAAAAGCGAGGGAGGTTGCAGCAGAAGTACGAAAAGGAAATCTTCGTGGATTCAGCATAGGTGGACAAGCATTCAAGCGAGTAAACAAAAGCGATAATACACACGGAAGTTACCAAGAAATATCAAAACTCGAACTACATGAAGTAACAATCTGCGAAAAAGGAATTAACCCCGAAGCAACATTTAGAATTTTAAAAGAAGATAAAAAACAGGTGAAGAAAATGACCGACGATGTAATGGAACAAATGAATAGCGTTTTAGAACGCTTAGAAGGCCGCTTAGATTCTATGGAGAAAGGTGAATTGCCTCCGGCACTCGCTGCTGCTCAAAAAGAATCTAAAGATGAGAAGAACGACGATAAAGAAGAGTCAGATTCTCCTGATGAGAAGAAAGACGATAAAGACATGGAGAAGTCAGAATACTCCGATGTTATCACTTCTGAGTATCTTAACTGGATGGAACACACACTCAAATCCGCTGGTGTAGATACTGCTGGTGCTCGTGCTCATTTCGATGATGTAGCAAAAGCAAATCTTGGTTCTACTCCTGAAGCAATTGGAGATGGTGCATCTTACTTCGCTGCTCAAGTAAAGGGACGTGCACAGGAAAATGGTTCACCTTCTACTAATGCTATATCCCGCGCAGGATTATCTCGCGGTGGTAGTAAAGTTGCTAAGGGAGATTTCCTTACCGCTGCTTCTGTAGATCAGTCTCAGTTAGAGGCTGCTTACGAAGTCTACAAGGCTGCTCGCGCAGAACAGTCTTACAAGGGTAATCTTGAGAAGCACTTTGAAGATCGCTTCCAATCAGAAACTCATGCTGAAATACAGAAGGCTGCTGCTGCTGACTTTGATGCTCGCGGTCCTCTTGGTGAAGTCATGAAGGCTCTTGGTGCTCTTAATGAGCGAATTGATAATTTCTCCACCACTGGTGCTGGTACACCAATCGCTAAGTCCGTATCTTCGGACATCGCAGTACCGTCAACACAAGACCTAGCAAGTATGTCTTGGGAAGAAGTACACCAACTCGCAGGGAGCGTCTTTAGGGACGAATAAGTGGAGATAAGAAAATAATAAGGAGATGATGAAATATGGCAAGAAATTATGTACGAACAGTCACAGATATGGAGCGCTACTACTATGGCGCTGGAAATGCAATGGGTTACTCCTACACTGGTAGTGAGTTGCTAAAGGCTGATGCGCCAATGCTTTCCTCAACTGCTGGAACTTACCAAGCGATCTACGGTCGCAAAGTTTGGTCTCAGTTGAACCAAGAATTTAACGCATTCAGTATTCTACCAAAGAAGCCTTGGGACCGAAGTGGATGGCGTGTAATCACTGCAAAGCCTAACGCTGGTGTATTGCATGGTGGACTACCTGAGAACGGTGCTCTACCGGACACTGTGAAGCCTGTCTTCCAGCATGTTGCTGCAAAGCCTAAGACAATCGCTCACTCATTCGATATGAGCGAAGTTGCTATCTTCCTTGCAGACAAGGATGATGGTATGGGAGATATCCGCTCTGTCCTAAAGGAAGAGATGGGTAAGCATCACGCTGAGATGGTTAACAAGATGCTTCTTGTTGACTCAGAAACTGTCGCAGGAAACAACTTCGAGTCTCTTGACCGAATTACTGGTAACGATGGTGGCTCTTCCGGTGGATTAACATCTATGGAAACTGGCGCAAGCGCTGGTACTGACCACTGTGGTGCTAGTGACCTAGATATCTACAGTATTGACCGAAGTGCAAACTCATGGTCTAACGCAGAAGTTAACTGTGGATCAGACAGAGCATCAGGAAACAGGAGAACTTTCAGTCTTGACCACTTAGACACTATCTTCCAGCAAATTTGGGAACGTGGTGGGAACCCTAAGTGTATCCTAACTGGCTATGATACTCTAATGCGCCTACAGCAGTTGCTACAGGCACA